GGATAATTTTTTTCATTATAGAATACGTCCTTTATGAATGAAGGTCTATGTTCAATTGGATCTGCAATAATAGCATTGCTTGAATCTAATAAACCTCTATAAATTACGACACTATCATTTACTACATTTTCATTTAAGCAAGTAGATATAAAAGTTGTACTTGCTCCTGATAGTTCTAAATTTAAACTTGTTTTTGTAAGATCAGTTTCTTCTGTAAACGATGGAACTGAAACTAAAAAAGCTGATGATGTATATGTTGTACTAGACCCTGATATAGATGAAGTTAAATCAAAACTGTTATCTGTTAAATTTACAGGAGTCGAAAAATTTATTGTTAACAAATGAAATGGTGTTAAATCATTTGTCGCTAGTTCGTTTTTCAGTGCTGTTGTTAAGCTTCTCGTCATAAATTTCGTAAGTCGTTCTGTTTATTTTTTCACTTCCTTTTATCATAACATAACTAAAACTACCATCAGGAGTTTTATATTTACCTAAATCGTTATTAGTCATATTTATTTCAGTTCCGTCAATTACTTTTTCAGCAATAACATCAACATTAACCCAATGTTTAACTAAATATTTGGGCATTATATAGATTCTTCTACATCAAACTCAAATTGATATAGAACTTTACCATCTTTATCTGCACCAACTGAACCAAATTCTTGTATATCACTAGTAAGATGTACAGTGAAAGGTACACTTGAATATGTAACTACACTATTGTCTACTAATGCTGATTGTAAAGGTGGCTCAATAGTAACAGTAGCCGCATTTGAGGAACTAGTCACATCTGAAACAATCATATAAACTTTCGTATGGGAGGCAAATTTAATTAAGTCTCCTGCTTTAAATCTGCCTGACCCATCGCCACCAAAGCCGTCCATAGCTATTGTGGTATCTCCAGCTGAATGTGATCCGTTAACTAATACCGTTCCTGATTCACTACCATTAATCGTTGTAACGTCAGGTGGTACGATTGTAAAATTTTCTTTACTTGATCTTTGTTTGATTATAAAAGCCATAAGCTCTCCATAAACATCTGATCTTTTTGCCGTAATAATTCTCACACTAAATCCAAATCTTTGATTATCAACTTGTCTTGTTAATTTTCAAACTTTGCAGACGATATAGGAAAAGCACCACTCATATTATACTAATTCTCCTCTTCCTTTTTCAGCTAGAGCATTATTGATAATAGAGGTTATTGTTCCTCTATTTTCTGCTAAAGCTTCACTAAAACCTCTTGTGTCTATTGCATTGACAGTGAAATTTACATTTACACTGCCTTTTCCTGTACCTCTTGCTGATTGTTGTATTTGTCCTGAACTATTTGGAATAAATAATTCTGCACCTCTTTCGCCTACGATTGTTGGTTGTCCTTTTGATACTGCTCCACCTTTTGCCATCATTGGTATTCCAAAAAAAGAACCTACTGCCCTTAGTGCCATTTGTTTTTTTAATTCTGTTGTTTGTGATCTTAATTCGTTTGTGATTTTTGCTTCATCGTCTACTTGCTCTTTTTTTAAAGCATTTCTAATTGTTTCTTGAATAACTATTTGAATTGTAAAAGCTACAATATCTACTAATAATTTTTGTGCTATTTCTTTAAAGGTCATATTGAGTTCTTTACCTAATACTAATGCTTCAGCTAATCCTCTAGAAAATGCTTTAATACCACTTTGAGCCATTTTTCCTATTGTTTCGTTGATAGATTCAAAGTCTTTTTTAAATGACTCTAAAACATTATCTTTAATTTTCTGTAAATTAATTCCAACTTGCTTTGTTTCTTTTTCAAAACTTGTTGCGGCTTTCATTAATTCTTCCATTGATTTTCTTGATGCTAAAATATTTTCATCTATCTTTTTTATAAACTCATTTGCTTTTTCAAATGTTCTGCCCATGTTTCCATCAGCATTATCTTTAAAAAACTTGTTTGCAAGTTCATCTAAATCTACACCCATTTTTTTTAATAAAGCTAAAATACCTACCACTGCAATTTTACCACCACGACCTAACATTAAAAAACCTAAAACTCCAAGTTCACGCATACCTGGAGGAAGTGCTTTGATAATTTCTACCAATCCGTTGATACCATTAAATACAATTCTAAATATTGGTGCTAATGTATCTATTAAAGCCGCAGTTCCTAGTATGGCTTGTTTAATAAAATTAACCATTCCTTGACCAACTGCTGTTGCAAAGTCTGATAATGCTTTTTGATTAGCTTCAATACTTCTATTAATTACTACGAGTGCATTTTTAACAAAATCAAAAAACCCAGCTTCATTAGTTTCTAATTTAAACTTAAATAGTTTATCAGATAACATTGATAATGTTCCTGTAAATGTTGTTGCTAATACTTCTGTTGCTTTAGAAAATCTTCCATTTTCTCCAAATAGTTCTTCAAATCTTGCTATTGTTTCTTCTGTTGTAACTGCCATTCCAGCTTTAAAACCTAATAATGCTCTAACACCTCTTTCCCTAAATAAATCTGCCGCGCCAATACCTGATGAAAATGATCTTTGAATTTGTTCTGCAGTAGTTCTAATCCTGTAACTGCCGCGACGTTACCAGTAATTTTTAAAACTTTTTGTAGTTCTTCTGCATTGTCTGTAACTACTGCTAGATTACCTGATGCTGATGCTATCTCTTGTAGTGAAAAAGGAACTCTACCAGCAAAGTCAATTAAACCTTTAAATGCTTTTTGACCTTCCTCTACATTTCCAAATAAAAAATTAAATCTAATTCCTAATTCTTCTACCTCTCTACCAACATTAACGAATGATCTAACTACAAGTCCACCACCAATACCAATTAAAGCTGATTGAACAGAAAATATAGATGCTCTTAAATTATTTAATCCAGCACGGATACCATTAAATGCTACTTTTGTTTTATCTCTTGCTAATATATTTAATACTAAATTTTGTGCCATTATCTATGCCTTGCTTTATTCATAGCTATTTCATGTTCTTCTTGTTCTAATAAAAGATAGCCTAACCAATGGTTATATTCCCATTCTTCCATTTGTAAAACTTCTCTTAAAGGTATTTTTAACCTATCAGCTACAATAAAACAATTCTTTAATTGAGGTTCAGATTTTAGTTTTTTTTTACCTGTTCAGGATTGATAGCCTGTACCATTGCTGTAGCTATCCTAGACAATACATCAGAATCTACTTTATGCATTAGTGCTAGTTTATCTTCTAATGTAAATAGTTTGTTGCCATCTTTGTCGATAGCTTTCATAACTAATATGTCTGCAAGAATGCTTACATCATTTAAATTATCTGACTTTTTAAAAAGTTTATTCTTTTCAGATAAGGTTATAGGATTCCAATATATAACACTTGGATTACCAGATTCATCTTTCCATTCCTCAACCTCTATGTGCTGAACACCTAAAGACTCAAAATGAGATTTAGCAGAATCTATTAACTTCATAAAGTCTTATTAGACTGTACCTCTTGTCAATGTTCCTGTGCCTTGAAATGTAACTGATCTTGAAATGATTGCGTCCATACCATTAGTAACTGACATTCCTGTAACAATTCCTGTACCAGTAAAACTTTCATCGCCTGATGAATTACCCTCTGGTAATAAAATAAAAGAAATTGAAGAACCAGCAGTTAATGTTTGTTGCGGAGAATCAGTTTCATCATAATTCATTTCTAAAGTTCCTGAAAATGATGTTCTTCCAGCTACAAATGATTTAGTTGCATCTGTTAAAGCTGTATCTTCTACAACATCTGCAGTAGTTTCTAATGTGAAACCTGTTAGTTCCCCAATACCAGTTCCACCAGCAGTTACGACTCCTTCTTTTCCGTGATGTGTTGCCATTTGTTATCCTTTTCCTTTTTCGGTTTTGATTTGTTTTCTTCTTGCTTATAGCCAAGTTCTAAAAAATTATCAAGCTGTGTTTCATTGATAATTACTTCATGACCATCTTTGTATAATTTAATATCTTTTGCCATAATGCTTTTTACTATCTTTATTCCTCTTCGTCAATATCTTCGTCATCTTCCCATTGATCATCTTCATTGTCAACAACATTGTCGTCATCGTATTCTCTATGTTTTTCAATCAACTCTCGAATGTCTTGTGTAAGTTCTTCAATTTTATCTAATTTTTTTTCTATCTTTTCTAAATTTTTATCAGCCATTTTATATCCTATGGTGTTGCACTATCATGTTCATATATCACTCTAACAACCATACTAATAGCACCGTATGGAAATAGTGTACCAGCATCAGTTTCTAAACTTATAACTTCTGTATCTAATGCTTTGTTGTTTCTTGTTATATCAGATTCAAGTTGCGTTTCAATGGCACTTGCTAAATTATTTCGTGCAGTATCTATATTGCTTTCTACACCTTTAACATATCCTGTGATTAAAAATTCTAATGTAGCAATTCTTGTTTTAGCACCATCGCCTAGTTCTTGATCTTCTTTAGTTTCTTCTTGTGTTTGTACAAGCACTGCTGGATATTGTGATTCTGCTAGTTCTTCCAATGGAAATGGTTGTCTTGTGCATTTCTTTACACTTGGGCTAGAAATTGCTAAAATTGTGGTAACAATATGACTAGCTATATCTTCTCTCTTGCTCATATCTTTAACCTTTTAATTTCTTTTTTCATAAACTGTTCAAACGTTCTTCTTATAAGCTTTTCTGTTTGAAAATTAAATGCAAAAAACTTTCTTTCAGGTAGTTTACCTAAACCTTTTTGATGAAACAATGCTTTTCTTGCTTGTGTTTGACTTCTAAAATAAACTTGTACTCTGTTTTTATTTTTTAACTTGCTATCAATAGACTGCAACATTCTGTTTGTGTCTTGTAAATTTACTACTGTTTTACCTTTTTCTTCTGCATAGGCTTGACTATATGGTACAAACTTTCTTTTATTAAAATCTAAACCTCTATCAGTTCTGTCAAGAATAATTTCTTTTAATTGTACACCAGCTTGTTCTAAACCCATTGTAACGGTATTAGGAAATCGTTTAAAAAATTTATTAAATCTTTTTCTTACTGTTGGTAAATTAGAGGTTACTCTTGCACTTAACATTATCTAGTTAATCTTCTACTTCCATGTAGAGACTCTCTTTCATTTACAGAAATTGTTCCACTTTCATCAGAATCATACTCTACACCATCTTCTAAAATAGCCTGAAATTCATTGTTAAATTCGCCTCTATAAAACTCTATCATTCTTTCAAATCTATCTTTATCTGCCTCTGGTCTAAACTTTGTTATTGTTGGTAAAAAAAATTTATATAAAAATAAAAAGGCTCCAGCCCTTTTAAATTGATCAAGATTAATC